ATTCAAGATTCACAATTTAATACACAAACTGCATATGGTTATACTAAAGACGAATTTGGAAGTCAGTCTACAGTTGCGAGAAAATTGATAACAAATGATATTAGACTTGAATCTATTACACCAGATAGTCAAGCAAAGAAGATTTTTACTCAAGACGAACTTAACGCAATGACATCGTGTTATATATGTGGATGTAAATTTGAAGAAAGAATTTCTGCTAAACATAACAAGAGATGGGGTTATCCAGAAAATCAAATAACTGTAAGTTATGATCATTCAGCACCTATTAATTTTTCTGCGGTTGTTGGTAGAGTACCTTCACCATATGGTAAATATAGTGAAAATGAGAAAGAGTTTTTGAAATTAAACGGAAAAATGGCCTGTTTTCACTGTAATTATACTAAATCCCAAAGAATGTTTTTAAGATGTCCAAAAGATGATAAAGGACATATAGACTTTCAAAATTTTGAACCTAATACAGATGCTATTACTAAGTTTATTAACGATTTGTGGGATAATCAAAGCGAATGGAGTAAAGGTCCAAATGATGAAAATACATTACATCACTGTGTTGGTGAAGACCAAGAAAGTATAGACAAATGGAAAGAGGAGCGCATTCAAGCAATAACAGACTCTGTTCAATTAATTTGTAATATGATTAAAACGCATGTATCTCAAGACAATGTTATAAAACGATTTTACTTTACAAATCTACTTATTGCAAAAGCTAAAGAACTTCTTAAATCAGATCCATATCTTAAAGATCCAACTATTAGTGATAGAACAAAAAAAGGATACGAGAAAAGATATATTGTTAAGTTTGTTTCTAAAGCGGAAGGTACAGACCAAAGATTTGTTAGTCCTTGGCCTACTAAAGTTAAACTTAATAAGAGAAGTCTAACAAATATACCAGAAGCTAGTAAAGAAACTGATACAGAAACATCTCAAGATGAATCTGGACAGGTTGTTTCTCCGAGACCAGAAAAAACACCAAAACTAGTTGGTTCATCTCGTAAGAGAAAGCAAACTCGTAAGCGAAAGAATAAGCGTAAAACCTATAGAGGTGTTAGGTTATTCTAAAAAAACTTGTGACGACGACGACCGCCCATCATTCCAGTAGGTTGAGCAGGTGTATTCAAGAAGAACGCATAGAATGGATAGTAGAATGTTGCAAAGAAGAAGTCCAGGATCGCCCAACCGATCGACCCGTACTTCGCATAGGATAGACTAGCGGCTCCTAAGTGCCATACAAACAGAAAGATAATTGTGAAAATCATACTAACAATACCCAAACCTGCTGCGGTGTTAGTATTTGAATCACCGGAACTTTTTGTAGGAGTTGCATTGGTATTCGCAGGGGTTGACGAGGCTGCTGTGGAGGACATCTTTAGTAAATAATAAGGAAACAAAGTAATGGTCAACTTATCCTTTCAAGAACTTGCTGAAATAAAACCTCAATCTCTTCCTGCTGCAAGTTTGGAGGCGTTATATTCTATCCGCAATCGGCTCTGTAACTCAGCTGGAAGTGAATACACACTTCAACCGCAACAGAAACTGCTTCGACGTATTTTGTCACCCGATTCTCCAACGCGAAACTTGTTGATGGTTCATGGAACAGGTGTTGGTAAAACATGTACAGGTATTCAAATTGCCGAAGAATACATCATGCGACCTGAGTTTCAAGATAAAAAGGTGATGATCGTTGCTTCACGTGCAGTTCAAGAAAACTTCCGAACTCAAATTTTTGATATGAGCCGTGTGAATCTAGATAAAGTCAGTGATACATTGACTTCTAAACAATGCACGGGTCGTAGGTATTTGGATATGTTGATGCGTATTGAATCCGAACCAAAGAACTGGGCTAATCCTGAAATACGAGATAAACTGGAAAGCACTGCAGATCGTATTATCAAGGAGTTTTATGAGTTTCAAGCCTATAACTCTTTTGGAGCTAGTTTGAATCGTCGCTTAACTGGAACTGAAATGGACATTGATGAAGACTGGGTGCATGAAAACTTTGATAATCGTTTGCTGATCATTGATGAAGCACATAACATTACAACTCAGGAAACTGAAGTGGCTTTAGGTCTTGAACGTTTAGTCAAGGTTGCAGATGGTCTTGTTTTGGTATTGCTCACTGCTACGCCTATGTATGATACCTACGAAGAGATCGTCTTTTTCATGAACTTGTTTTTATGGAATGAGAGAAAGCAGAATTTTAACACAAGTTTGAAATCATCTGATCTATTCACATCTTCTGCAGAGTTTAAGACTGCAGAGGCAGAAGCTACTTTTCGTGAATGGTGTCAGAACTATGTATCGTATGTCAAAGGTGAAAGTCCATTTACATTTCCTTTTCGTCTTCCTCCACCCAAGATTGCATCGAATACAGCAATGAAGTTAAGTTTCAATGGTGATAGTATTCCTGATACAGATCGTATTAAGTATTTGAGTTTAGTTGCATCTGAGCCTAAAGGTCTTCAAAAGAAGATTCTGACTTCAGGAAAGAACGAAGATGATGATTCTAAACGTCAAGCCATGATGATGCCTACCATTTCAGTGTTTCCAGACGATAAGAACTTCAATCAAACATTTAGAGTGAATGCAGGTCAGTTTTCATACACAGGAGAGGCATTTTTAACACCTACAAACTTACCTAATCATTCATCCAAGTTTGTCAGTGCCATTAATTCAATTAATAGTTCAGATGGAGTTTGCTTAGTGTATTCGAATTATGTGGATCGTGGAGCCCGTTTATTTGCCATGGCACTTGAAGAACATGGATACACTCCCTATAAAGGAAATACACTACTTAAGGATGTTTCGTATGAAGGTCCATCTAAAGGACGATACATCTTGATTTCATCCACGGCAACCGATGCAGAAATCAGTTCAATGTTAGATGCTGTCAAGAACCGATCCAACTCAACTGGAAAGAATATCAAAGTTGTAGTGACAAGTCCTCTTGCAGCAGAAGGTATTGATTTTAGATTTGTTCGTCAAGTTCATATTTTGGATCCTTGGTGGAACATGAGTCGTATTGAACAGGTCATTGGAAGAGCATTGCGAACCTGTAGTCACCAAAGCTTAATGCCTGAAGAACAAAACTGTACGGTGTATCTCCATATAGTTCGTCCAGAAGCTGAACGTGAAGCTTATGATGAATATACTTATCGAACACGAGTTGAAATCAAAGGAATACGTATTGCTAAAGTTCGTAAGATCTTGGCAGAATCTGCGATGGATTGTCCTATTCAGTTAGCACTTCCTTCCGATTGGAGAGAGTTAGAAGTTCCACAAATACGCGATGAAGGACATGAGCGTGTTGCCTACCGTTTGAAAGGAATGATGGCTCCTGCATTTGATGAAGCACCTGATGTAGAACAATGTAAAGTAGCTCCTTCTGAACCTGACCCTGATCACGTTCGTCCTCTGTCTTCCTATTTGGATTCACGTGATGAAATCTTAACTCAAGTTGGAAAGTTGTTGATCGATAAATCAATTTGGGATCGTGAGCAACTATTTTCAGCACTTCGTCCATTCAGTCGTGAAGTTGTGATCTATACTTTGCAACAGGCTATTTCAACTGCATTCCGATTTGCAGATGCATTTGGACGTCCAAGTCTTCTTGAATCCAAAGGTGATTTGTATGCATTGGCTCCAATTGATGTTCCAAATAGCACTTTAATTGAACGAACTACTAAACCTCCTGTTCGAGTTGAAGTTCCTTTACCTGAACCTAGAGTTGAAGAAGTAGAACCTACTGAACTTGCGGATGATCTTTTAGATACACGACGTTCTGCTTTTAACTGGCCTAAAGATTCAGCAACACGATTTTCAGAAGAGATTAAAAATAGTTATATCTTAGATCATGAATTTACACCTGCTGAAAAGAAGGCATATTTATCAACTAAACCGAATTTACCTTTTGTATCAAGATTATATGTCCCTGATTCAGATATCATTGTATCAGGTGATGAAACAGACCTTGTTGGTGAAGATCTTACTAAATACAATGAATGGACAAAACAATTGATTGAACGATTTGTTAAAGATAAAGGTAAGCTGTTTGCATCCGTAGGAACCAATGGTGTTGTCTCCTTATCTCCTTCTAAAGTTGTGGATGGAGTCATTACACGAACCATTGGAGAGAAGAGTTTTATGCCGACTGCCTGCGCAACAGGTCAAAACTCAGTCACTTATATGAGGGTAGTTGCAAAATACATTGATGTGAATGATATTGGATTTCCAGAGGGTCTTTCAGGAGGACCTCTCTGCACTTATTTTGAACTCCTTGCACGAGAAGAACATAACATATCCTGGTATACACCAGAAGAAATGAAAGTTCTTGGATCTTCTACAAACAAAACATCACTTATGAAAAAACTGAAGGCGTAACAAACAAAACGAAATCATCTATTCCAAATCACAAGAAAGGTATAAATGGAATCTCTTTATGAACGTCGTGAATTAACTCGGAACGTTCATGTAGATGCTCGATTTCTACAACGCAATATCCACGCTAGTTTGGTCGCACAACTCCGTCACAAATATGAAGGAATCTGCTTATCCGAAGGATTTATTGAACGTGGAAGTATTACCATTGTAGAGCATTCTTTTGGAAGAACCAACATTCTTAAAGGCGGATTAGATTACAATGTCAAGTTTCAAGCGAATATCTGCCTTCCTCATGCAGGACAGGTATTCAAGGCACCTGTAACACTCAAGAGCAAAATTGGACTTCACGCAGAAACTAAGCCTATCAAGATTCTTCTACCTCGTGATCTTCATATCGGCAACCCAGACTTTGATGATGCTGACATAGGACAAGACATTGAATTTGATGTAGTAGGCACACGATTTCAGCAAGGCGATGAGTCTATTGTGGTTCTTGGAAAACTTCGTCAAGTCATTCGACCTGCTATCGATAAAGAAATCGCTGAACCTGAAGCGATGGATGTGATTGCTGCACCTGTAGGTAAGGAAGATAGTGATAAAAGAACAGTTACAGTCGCAGTTGAAAAGACTAAAGCACCTGGAGAAGCGCGTAGGAAGAAGATGGTTAGAACTGCTGTTGTAGATACAAATGAACCGAAGTCGCAAGGAAGCGTTGAAGGAAAACCTTGATCGACTTGATGCAAATGAACACGCACAGATCTTTAACATTATCAAAAAGTATACCGAAAGCTTTACAAAAACTCAAACAGGTGTGCTTGTATCCTCGGATTCACTTCCATCGGAATGTTTGGTAGAGATGGAGAAGATGGTTGTTTTTTACTTAGATCAGCACAAGCGTATGGAGGCAGATGAAGTCGAACGAAAAACCTATGAGCGACGATAAAAATGGATTGTTTTCATTCACAACTTAAAGATAAGGAACGATGGATACCCTTCTCCCTTCTACGGCTTTGGCCAGTTTGAAGGATTTTGCAGCACTAGTTAAGAAAGATAAACACGCAGAACTCGAATGTAAACTTCTCCCCGATCAAATTCACACCAAGGACATTGCTGATCGCATTGTCAAAACCCTTCAACTTCACTCCCGAGGTGCTCCAGTAGATGAGCATCACGCAACCTTCATGTATCCTGATGGACTACGAGTCATCGTCTCAGGAGCTGAAAATATTCATAAAGTCTGCACCACTGGAAGTTTTCGAGGCGTCCCTCTTGAAGTAGAGCGAAAACGTCGATACTTTGAGGTCGTCACTGCCATTCAAGGCAAGCAGGATACAATTGATGTTCCAGATGCAGGCATTCGCATCACACTTCGACATGAAGAACATTTACGTAAGGACTTCTCAGGATCACCCATGGATGCTGTCAGCCACGTCCGTATTCTTCATCGCAAGTCATGGACTAGTTTGGACGGAATTGTTCAATACGACTTCTCACAAGTCAAGTCTAAGACTAAACAAACCAAGACCTTTGCAGATATCTTAAAACAGACACCTACCTACGAACTTGAGATTGAAGTGATTCATCGCGAGAAGCCTGATACAGCGATCGTAGAATCTATGCTTCGTCACATCTCTCCAGTAATCGCTGCTTTTCAAGGATCTCAGTTTATCCTTCCTGCCTCGGATATTCAGAGATATCGTATGGAGTTTGAGACTACACGAACTCCCTTTCTAAATCCAGTAACCTTAGAACGACGCCATCTCATTGAAGATCGCCCTAACAATATCCTTTCAGGATACACAGTTACCAACAAGGCAGATGGTGAAAGATGCTTCTTGATCGTTATGCGAGATCTCCGTGTTCTTCGAATCACTCCAAGTTCAGTGATCACATGGACAGGCTTAATGGCGACCAACTCCATTCACGTAGGCGACATTCTAGATGGTGAGTATCTTGCAGATCGAAACCAATTCTGTATCTTCGATGTCTATTGGTATCGCAATCGAGATGTAAGACGACTACCACTCTTCACATCTGAAGAAGACATGAACAAATCACGTCTTGGATGCGCTCGATCCTTCGTTGGTGATCTATCAAAGGACTTCACTTCAAGTCCAGGTGGAAAGCCATTGAGAATCGTGACCAAAATGTTCCTTGCTGGAGATGGACCTGCTATGCAAGAAGCTGTCCGTAAGATCTTGGATACAAAGTTTGAATATCCTACGGATGGTTTGGTCTTCACACCTCGTTCTTCACCCGTTGGACCTATGAATGAACGTAAGGGTAAGACATGGACAACCGTTTATAAATGGAAACCTGCTTCTCACAACAGTATTGACTTTCTTGTGAAGTTCAAGAATGGTGAAAGTTTTGATACAACTCTTGGTAAGCGTGTCGTCAAGGGAACATTGTATATCTCAAGAACTCCTGGAGATATCGTCTATCCTTGTGAGACGATGACTGGTGAATATACGGCTCCAGTTGTTTCACCTGAGGAACGAGTTCAAGCTGAAAGTCGTGATAGGGTTCCTTCGCCCTTTCAACCATCTGTTCCACGAGCTCCTGAAGCACATATTATCAGTCTGCCTTTGAATGATCGAGGTATTCCAGTGGATATGGAAGGTAACCGTGTTGAGAATGATACAATCATTGAGTGTTCGTATGACACTGAACATGGACATTGGAACATTATGCGAACACGATATGACAAAACACATCAGTATCGTGTATTGCGACGCCCACAGTTTGGTAATGACATTGCAGTAGCTGATTCAATTTGGACAAACATTCATGTTCCAATCACCGATGAAATGATCCGAAACTTAGTGGATTCTCCACCGGATGCGACCTTTGAAGACGACATGTATTATCGAGATAACTTGGATGCACGAGATAGAATCTTGAAAGATGTTTACGGGTTTCACAATCGCATCAAGGATGAACTCTATAAATCCTCTATCAAACAAGGAGATGCATTGCTAGAACTAGCAGTTGGAAGAGCTGGAGATCTTCTCAAATGGAAGCGAACTAAACCTTCACGAGTTGTGGGCATTGATTCATCGATGGCTTGCATTACATCTCCTCGTCAAGGAGCCTGTGTTCGATACTTAAAAGAGAAGGCAAATCACCCAACAGACTATCTCCCTCCAGTGCTGTTCATCTGTGGAGACATGACCAAACCTCTCTTTGAAGGAGATGCAAAGTATGCGAACATTGTATCAGGAGCAGAACCTGCACCCACTCCCTATCTTCAGACTTTTGCAGGAAAGACTGAGTTTGATACGATCTCTTGTCAAATGGCAATTCATTACGCTTGCGAATCGGATGAATCCTTTGAATCCTTCGCAACCAATCTTGAAAACCACGGTAAGGGATTGTTCTTTGGAACCTGTTTGGATGGAGCTTCTGTCTATGCACTGATGCTGGGTAAGAAGAGTCATCGCTTCCGTTCAGGATCTCAAATCTTTGGTGAGTTCGTCAAGGAATATGACGATGGACAAGGATGGGTTGAAACCTTTGGAAATGCAATTTCAGTTCATCTGGAAAGCTTTGAGCAGCCACAGAAAGAGTATTTGGTTCCATTTGAAAAGATGACTGAAGTTCTCAAAGAACATGGATACAACTTGGTTTCAACTACATTGTTTGGAGATCACTATTCAGCTCAGAATAACATTCTACTTACTCAAGAACATCAGGCATTCAGTTTCTTACACCGAAGCTTCGTATTTGAGAAATCAAAAGAACCTAAGAAACCAAAGATCACTGAAAAGCAAGAAGTTGAAATTCCTGTTGCTGAACCTGAACCACCAGCAGAGCCACCCAAAGATGAAAGAAGTGAGCAAGATAAATCACCTGAAAAGAAACCACCTGCTAAAAAAAGAATTGTTAAAAAAGTTGTAGAGCCTGGACAGGAACCTGTATTGTTCTTGGGAGCAGATGAAGGTAAGGGTGAATGGCGTGTTCTGTCTAATATGTATGAAGCGCCCTTTCAAGTAGATTCAATTACATTTCCAACAGTCGAGCACTACTTTCAATGGGCAAAAGCAACTCAGTTTGGAGATGGAGTTTCTGCAGCTAAGATTCTGAAAACACCTTCACCCAAAGCTGTTAAGGCATTAGGCAAGAAAGTTAAGGATTTCGTTGCAGAAGAATGGGAAAAGACTAAAGATGGTGTGATGCGAACAGCCATTAAGGCAAAATTTATTCAGCATCCAGATCTCAAAACTAAATTATTGGAAACAGGAACACGTTCAATCGGTGAAGCATCTGCACGTGATAAATATTGGTCAATTGGAACCTCTGCAGATACTGCAAAAGCAAAAGACCCTTCCAAATGGCCTGGTAAGAATGTTCTAGGAAATATGTTGATGGAACTTCGTACAGAATTGAAAGGATAAGAAGTTAAACAGAAACAAAAGTGAATACGTAATGAAATATCCTAATATACTTTTTTTCAGATATGAGAAGTATGCCGCGATCGACACATTTCTCAGTGTAAATGAAGAGAAGTTGAACTGCACTTTGAATTTCACTTCAGATCCAAATGAAGTTTTGAAAATGTTTGATTGTAATTATCATATTTTAGTAACCTATGGAGAGACTGAACAAGAGTATTATTGTTCTATGAATGAACTTGTGAATCGTATGCGAATGAGATGGATTCATTTCAAAACCATTGAGGATTTAGATGCTTTTAATCGAGGAGTCAACTATTGCTACATTCATAACACATTGATTCCTCATGAAATGACACGTCCTATCTTTTCTGCATTCACAACCTGCTACAATTCCTATCATAAGTTTCTTCGTCCCTATGAAAGTTTGAAGAAACAGACTATGAAAGATTGGGAGTGGGTAGTTTTGGATGACTCGCCTGATGAAAAACACTTTACGTTTTTGAAGGAACTAGTTGGTAAAGACCCTCGTGTTCGTCTGTATCGAAGAGCTGTGAATAGCGGAAATATTGGTAATGTGAAGAATGAAGTGGCTTCTATGTGTAGAGGTAAGTATGTTCTAGAACTCGATCATGATGATGAAATCCTTCCAGACTGTTTTGGAGATGCAGTGAAGGCATTTGAAACAGATCCACAAGTTGGATTTGTCTATATGGATACAGGGCATCTATACGAAGATAAAAGACCACATTCCTATGGAGATCATTTTGGTCTTGGATATGCAGGATATTATTGTCAAAAGTATAAGGATGTTTGGATTAATGTTATTTCATCACCTAATATTAACAATGTTTCATTAAGTCATATTGTTGGAGTTCCAAATCATCCTCGTATTTGGAAACGTTCTGTATTGAATGAAATTGGAAACTATTCTGAGTATCTTCCAATCTGCGATGATCAAGAGTTGGTTATGAGAACAGCAGTTAAGACGAAAATGGCACGTGTTCATAAACTTGCTTATATTCAGTATATGAATGATGGTTGGAACAATTTTTCGCTAATCCGCAATTCAGAGATTAATCGATTAGGTCCTCAGTTCATTGTTCCACAAGCATATCAACAATACAAGATTGATGACCATATGAAGTCATTGGGTTGCCATGAAACACCTGAATATGCTTGGTGGACACTTCCTATTTGGAAACGTAAAGAGTTCAAAGGAAAGTTTTGTAACTCAATCTTAAACTTTGATCACACAAAACAGTATTGTATTCTAGGATACAAGGCACTTATTGAATGTATAGAGCCCTTGAGAGAACTTTATATAAACCCTAAAAATGACTTCTTTGTTTTGGAAAACAGTATGTCCAAAGAGGACTTATGTGGAATCATTGATGGTCTTGGATTAAGTAGAGTTAAGTGCTATGCAATGAAGGATTGCACGTGGGACGAACTTCGTAACTACTTTTTCTTAATTTGCAAAAGTGCAGAGGAGTATGAAATTTGGGACTCTAGCGAGTCTGCCTGTAGTATTCCTCATACGTCATTGTCGGAGCCTGAGGTTGAGCCTGAGGTTCAGAGTGTTCAGGAATGTATCGTTGATGTAGCTTCTGACCTATCACTTGAGTCGCCTGTTCTGGAGTAATTTCTCCCTTTTCAATCTTTCGTTTCAAAGCAAGCATTTCAAAAAAGGTTCCATCTAACCGATCTTCTGCATGCATTTGAAAAAGAGAGGGATAGTTGAAATACAATGCTTCATTGTCTTTCTGAAGTTGATCTTCATATTGTTGTTTGTTGTGCTTGAGACTAGCCCATTTTTGTTTGGATATATCCATATTACGAACAAGTGCTTGAATCTTTGTTGCAGACAAATCTAGGTCATTAATACCTCTTCGTCCAGCGGATACTTCAGCAGCAGTTAATTCACGAGCTGTCATTTATTTATACTACTAACAATGGCTTTAACTGAGTCACAAGTGACGCACACTCGTCATGCGTAGTCATTCCAGTTAGAATGATTTGACCCGTTCTAAAGACCTTTGCGATCCATTTAGTTTCAGGAAAGTAGATCTTGACTGCTGGATAGACTGCAGGTTCATAGATTGTTGTTACACCTTTACCTCTAAGAGTTGCATAGAGTGTATCCCGTGATAGATTTGAAGTTCCCACTAATTTGGTCTTGTAGTTCATAAGAACCACACGACGAATATTAGTCCATTCGCCAGATAGAATAGCTTGAGGACATTGTGTTTCAATATGATTTTTAAGCATTACGGTTACTTGTCGATCATATCGTTCGTCAAGAACACCTGTAATATGAAACACTCCGTTCTGAAAGATCTTTACAGTAATCTCTTTGCGAAGAAGCGTTCCATCTCCATCTGACATAACTACCAATGTAATTGAGTTATGACCAAATCCAGTTGTTCGTTTAGGTGGTGTAGTTTTGGCTCTACGTTTAATGAGATCGCGTTTTGAAGATCCACGTTTAACAACTCCTTGCTTTTCAACTTTGATGATAGAGTCAGTGAGTGGAAGTGTATGTGCAAGGATATCAGTATCAAGTCTTACTCCCATCGTGTATAAAACTACCATTGTTGTCAGTGTTGGTGGATCCATTATGCTTCCTGATTGTGTAGACCCAATCGATTTCGTTTTTCCACGCCTGAGAGAACGATAATGGAAAATGCGAAACTACAATACAATGAAAATTGCGAATGGCTTTTCGTAAGATGACTTCTTCATGTGGAGTCAACATCCATCCTTCAAGATATCCAAACCAAATAGTTCCTCCTTTTTGATGTTCAAGTATGGAACGGATTGTTTCTAAAAATCCATCTTCTAATGAAAGTTTAGATACATCGTAACAATCGTCAGGTTTAGGGATTGGATAAGTATAGACGGTCAACATACTTATTTTCTTAAGTAGTTGTTTAAGCGTTACGATCTGCCGTATGAGGCCAGTTAATAGTGCTCTTCAGGGCTGATTGCTGAGCTGCAGTAAGACGACAGTTACATGAATCTGCAACCAATACTTTCTTGCAGTTTGGACAGCAGTTAGTAGCATATCCCTTACCATAGTTTTGACGAGCGGCCTGGATTAATGAAAGTTGTGCATCGGCTGCAAGTCTATCATTGATTTCAGGGAGTTGAGAGGATGATAAGCATGGCATTGTGTTGGTTATTTGTGATGCCTTTGTGTTTGCACGTTGTCCTTGTGCTACAGATTGACCTGCAACATATTCTGCATACATTGGAGCATCTTGAACCTTGTGTCCACCTCCATGAAGGAACCCTGATTGACTAGCAGTTGAAGGAGCATTCAATACAATAGCACATGCAGTGGAAGCCACACGTGTTTCCAAGTTACCTGATGCAGCCAATCGCTTAACGATCTCCGTTTGGTGTCCTGCATCACGATGAGGGCGTGTATCCGTAATAGTAACCATTCGTTGTTTCATGCGTCCAAGGTATTCACTGTAAGACGACATTTACTCTTATTTAGTAGGTAAAAAAGAATGGAGAAGGTCAAACTTAGGATTCGAATTCCTAATCTTTGGTTGTGTCCTGAAGACACCTGTTCTGATTTTTCAAAGAATGAATACTATTGCGATAAATGTTTATACGCCAGGATGGGTAAAGAAGTGTCTTCTACAACATTCCCTGGTAAGATTAAGCTCGTTCATCGCCCTCCCCTCCGCGGTAACGGTGGTAGTCTTGCTAAGATATACTAACTCATCTTTTTCAGGTCTACCATCTTGTTTGCGATATTTGACTACTAAATCTAAGAAGGTTAGCCATTTGCCAGCGATAGGTAGATTACATGTATAGCATCGAATTGGAATTGGAAAGTCCATTGTGCCTTCTCTTATCTTCACTCAAGGAGTTCCGTTTTTCTTGTCTATCCGAAGAACAATGAAGAAGTCCAAGCAATACATCCTTTTGGCATTAGTGATTGCCATTGTTGCAGCATTTGCATATTTGATGGTTCCCTCAAACCCTTTGCGTCAAAAGATCAACTCAGATATTGCAAAGGTAAATGCACGATTTACTCCAACTCAATCGATTGATTTATCTATGGCAATGAAGATGACCTCTCACGATCCACCATTTATGTTGAACCCTCCTGAAGAAGTGCCTCCTCTTTTGTTGTTTCCCCCTTCTGCTGAAGATCTTGCGAAACTTTCAGGAGAATAAGTAATGAGCACATTTAAAAAGTGGTTATTAATCATCATCGTAGTTATTGCATTACTTCATACTATCGGAGGTGGATTTGCAGATATGTTTGGAGGAGGATTCTTCACTGCTCAACATGGCTGGAATGAAGGATTTATCTATATGCTCTTGGCACTCGTAGTTGCAGTTGCTATGAAGTAGTTACCACATGATCTCCATTTCTTGAACACTCCAAAACTCAGATGTATTATTAGGAAGCTGTCGTCGAATGATATACGGCAACTTTCTCTCAGCAACTTCTTTCTTGGCAACGGTCCATACAAACATAGGGTCCGATGTCTTGAGTCCCTTTAGATCAATTAACGGCTTAGCACCTTCTGCCAACTGTTGTGCGCGAGTCGCAATCAGTGCTGTATATTCATACTTTGTGAAGTAGGGTTGTGTAATGCGGGGTTGTTTCACCATTTCTGCCACTTCGGCACGAAAGACGGGTCGCACTTCTGGGTGTAGATCAATTGCACTCATTTATACCTTACTCTTGCGTTGGAGTTCTTTTGTCCGTTTTACACAAATGCCAGTTCTTCCAGCACAACCTTCTGATATTACTCGACTCACTCGTGTCGCAGCAACTTTTACACCGGATCCAACAAAACAGTCCAGAACCTTCGTGGCTCCATTAAAACAGGATATTGGAACACTTGTAAGAGCTGAGTTTCCTGGACGAGGAAGTGTTCTTGCGACACCTAGATGGACATCTCCTGCATTTGTTGGAGGGAGTATTTTCCGTCTCTAATCACAAATGCCGACATTGTCTGCTTCAGATTATACATCGTTTATTAAAGCACAGGCTGCCTCTCAGGCGTATAGGAATGGAGTGATTCCTAACAAAATACAGACAAGTGATCAGCCTTTTGCTACACAATCGGTTTTGAATGCTCAGTTGCTTGGAAGTCAGGCGGCCTTTGTAGTTAAACAAGGTTCATCCACACTTCGAGATAATGCTCGTGTTCGCCCATATGATGGAGTTGGAAGAGTTAATAATCCAAAAAATTTAGTTACACTCACTCAATCTGGAACTTTAAGTTCAGCCAAAACACAACAGTTAGGTGGCCTTCCTACTACAGCTCCTAAGGGTTCAGGTGTCTACGCTCCAACACCTCAGTTAGCTCGTGTCGATACAAGGGCAACTGGTGGATACAGAGCTGTTCGATCACCTGTCTAAGGACCTCGTGCCGCTTGCTTCCAAGTAGCATCACATACAGCACACTGATACATCCAAATCACATTTTTGACATCTAACTTGATGCCGACAATGTTTGATTCTTTACCTTTAGTTGTGCACACTGGATTTGGACACTTCATCGTTGTGAATCTAGGAAGCGTCGGGTCGTGCTTGAGATATGGGTTAATAGAGTATTGAATCGACGTATCTTGCATTAAGTCGTGATCATAGACCACTGGATTCTCTTTGGTAATCGGCTCCTCGTATTCACACTGACGACATTTGAGAAAGGCTGACCCTTCACGCTCTTCGATGCTATACATCATGTTATCGCATTTCATACAAAACTTCATTCTGTATCTAGGTCTCCTTGTATTAAAGAGCTTCCATTTTTTCAGAAGCCTACGTGCGTTCAAAATGGAACTTAGGCTGCAAAGTAATCCCTCTTAGTATCACAGAATGCTTAAGTCCAAGTTGAAGGACTTTCTTGATGGCACAGGAAAGGAGACCGATACAGATAAGAAACGGTATGGGCGAGTTTCTAAGGGCGAAAATACAACACACAATGGAATGTCTGGGGGTGCTTGGTCTATTCATGATGAAGACATTCCTGAATTCTACAAACTCTATTGCGAATATCTACGAGACAATGGTCCTCTTCACATGACTGAGAAGAGCACACGAATTGGAGCTATGCGAATTGACTTAGACTTTATATACGACGGAGAGAAGGATGATCATCTTCACACTCAAGAGCAGGTTGTTGAATTCACAAAAGCCTATATGAACGAAGTGAAGAAGTTTATCAAGGTTCCTGAGGCAGTTGAGATCTTTGTGAGTGAGAAGCCTAGACCTACTTATTACAAGGACAAAGATCGTTCCAAGTCAGGTCTTCACCTTGTCATTCCTAACATCAAGACGAATCGTTTTGTAGAGGAAGCTATCAGAATGAACTTATTGAGTCGAATGCCTGAGTTCTTTCCAGATCTACCTCTTGCAGATGAATGGAGAAAAGTATATGATCCATCACCATTGACTCACACGAACAACTGGACTTTGCTTGGTTCTAAGAAGAAGGAAGGAACACCCTATCAGATCAAGTATATCTTGGACTGGGACCCTGAATCCGGTGAAATGAGTATTGACAATGATGTTCCATTGATGACTACACCTGACCTTCTAAAGAAGATGACTGTTCGATCAGCTCCATCTGAAGAGACACCGATGACTGAGTATGCCACAGACTTCCTCAAGAACCGTATCCAAAATGCTGAAGAAATGAAGATTTCTGGAGGTAATGCACTTCAACCAACACGTGGACGTCAAATGGTTAGAGGAGATATGAACTCTCGTGGTTCTTCGCCTGATAATACAGCCTATCGTCAGTCATTGACTCCTGATATTCTAGATTACTTGACTGCGCATGTATACAATCTTGCAGAGTTCAGATACAAGGAATACAAAGATTGGATTGATGTAGGTATTTGCTTGAAGAATATTCATCCCGAGTTGGAAAGCGTATTCTTGGAGTTCAGTAAGCAAGATCCACGAGCAAACGATCGTGAAATTTCAGCTAAATGGAATTCATTTAGTTGGAGATCGGATGGAGCACGTCTTGAACTTCGTAATCTTCTGAAGTGGTCAAAGCTTGACAACTTTAGCAAGTATGAAGAGATTGAGAGAACCAATGTCAGTAGACTAGTGAAGGAAGCCGCAAATGCAGGAACAGAACATGATGTTGCACAGGTTGTCTACGCAATGTTCCGAGACAGCTTTAAGTGTGCAAAGTATGGAAATAATACTTGGTATCGCTTTGATGGAAACAAATGGTGTGAGACAGATCACGGTGTAGCACTCTTGAAGCTTTTGTCTGAAGATGTTCGTAAGCAGTTCAGAGAGGGTGAAAAGCAGAAGATTCAAGAAGCTGAGAATGCAGGTGCATGTATTTGTGAAGGGAAGAACGTTAATCCAAACTGCGAGTCTTGTAAGTGTGATGCTGAAAAGATGAAATATATTGGCATGCAAATCAAGTTGAAGACTTGTAAGTTTACAGAGAATGTGATGAAGATGAGCCGATTGTTGTTCTTGGATGAAGAGTTTGGAAAGAAGCTAGATGAGAACAAACATCTGATTGCCTTTGCAAATGGAGTGTTTGACTCAACTACCATGGAATTTCGTCAAGGAAGACCCGATGATTGTATCAGCTTCTCAACCAAGATCAATTACGATCCTGATCGAGAACACACAACGTATGAATGTTGGGCAGAGATTGACAAGTTTCTTAAAGATGTTCAACCTGATCCAACAGTTCGTAACTATCTAGTTCGTAGATTGGCTACCTGTTTAAGAGGTGGAAATGATGCTCAAAAGTTCCATATTCTAACAGGTGATGGTTCAAACGGCAAATCTATGTTGACAAACTTGATGAGCGTTACGTTCGGAGACTACGCAGGCAAGGTTCCCATTTCACTTCTCACTCAAGGACGTGCAAAGTCTGCTGCAGCTGCTCCAGAAGTCTTACACATGAAAGGTCGTCGATTTGTAACTACACAAGAACCTGATGAGGCAGTTCCACTCAATACTGGTTTGATGAAGGAATTGGCTTCTTGCGAGAAGATGGCGTATCGTGGTCTATACAAGGACATTACGGAGTTTGAAATGCAAGCTCAGATCTTCCTCAGTTGCAATGAGAAGCCTAAGGTTGGGGCAACGGATGGAGGCACTTGGCGTAGGTTGTGTGTAGTTCACTGGCCTTCCAAATTTGTAGCAAATCCTACAGAATCACATCATAAACCATTGGATGAATCTATTCAGCAAAAGGTTTTGAGTGAAGAATGGGCAACCTGCTTCTTGTCGTATTTAGTAGCACTTTATCGCGAAGGTAATGGATGGCGCAAACTCCCTGCACCGGAGAAGGTTCTGGTCTACACCAATGAATATCAGGAGGACTCGGACGCGATCGCCCGTTTCATCCGTGAGTATATTACTCCTATTCCTAATGATGTTGTTGCTAATGATCCTGTAACACTTGCGACGATTAATGGTGTATTTCAGCAATGGAAACGAACAAATGAGATCTCTAAAGGTTCAACAGGAGAACTTAAGAAGAGACTAGAAGCTGCTTATGGTATTCACCCTAGAGGCGGCTGGACCTCCTTCCGGTTCGATTTCTCTTAGACTGGTAGCGTTTAGAACCCTTGCGACCATGACGTGTTCTACGACGACGGGCACCAGTAGTTAGTGGATCTTCTGTCGGCGGAGGAGTTGTGGATACGGCTTCAGTTTGTTCAGTTGTAGATCCCCAAGAGAACGGATTATACCAGACCATTTGTTATAGTATTAGTTTTTATCTATTCGGTGCGCTTTGCTCCGATGCGGGACAAAACGTATGTTCGGAGGAGACCAATTGTGAAGATGACTAAGATGAAGGAGACAACGAGGTTAACGAACGCGACCAAGACCTCACCAAGTCTGAGGGTTGAGCCACCAAGTGTGACTGAGAAGGCACCAACACCCTTGCCAGCTGCAGCGGCAGGTGCGAGCAATGGAGTAAGGATGTCCTCAGAGAGAGACTTGAAGAACTCTCCAACAACACCTCCAAGATAAAACGAAGCAGTGAGAATGATAATATCCCGAGTATCAAGCATTTTTATTAAGATGCGCATACTTTATTTCGTAAAGACAATGGACACTCGCTTCTGGGGACCCAGTGCGTGGCAGTTATTTCACTTGATTGCGTTTACCTCTAAACACCCCGATGATGTTCTAAATCAGATGAAGGATGTATTGCCTTGTAAATATTGTAGGGCTTCTACGACCGAATATGTCCAAAAACACCCCCTCCGTGGCGACCCCGGGCGGTGGCTATATGACATTCATAATATGGTGAATAACAAGTTGCGAACTCAATGTAAGAACGATCCCGCGGTCTTAGATCCTGGACCTGATCCAGAGTTTGAAGATGTTAAGCGACACTATCTTGCATTGAAACCGACCGCTGTGCCTGGCGGTGACTTTTTAGCTTCCATCTCTGCAAACTATCCTGAACAACCTGAACCCGAACAGATGGCGGTTCAACGAACCTTTCTTCACGCTCTTGAAAAAGTCTATCCATTTGCAGAACTTAGAAGTGTGTATAAAGACTACATTACTGAACACGAACCTCAATTAGCTAATCGTTCTGTGTATATGAAATGGATGCATGGATTACTGAGTAACTTATCCAAAAAGGTAGGAACTTCAATGCCTACATACAAAGGATTCGCTCACCATCTTGCGTATTACAGAAGCGGTTGCTCCAAGAAGACGTATCATGGAAAAACGTGTCGCAAACTCTCTGGTGGTGGAAGAACTAAAGCCAGAGACCATGCGAAGACATATAGGGTTTCTCATATTAAATTACTTTGATTTGGGTTTCGTGAATGCTTGAACGGTAAGACGTGCGTGTTTAGCTGAATACACTTCTGGTCGTTTTTCACGGGGTCGTTTCTTTCTTTCTTGTCGTGTTTTAGGGGGTTCTTCCATTTTGGAGGTTCTATTACTTTGACGCAGAGAAATCCATTTTAATACATTCCGTAGCCGCTTCCCATCATGTTTCCACCCTTGCGACCCCTGCGAGTCTTGCGGCGACGACCACCGACAGGTGCTGGGCTCATAGGACCGCTAGACATACTAGAAGAAGGTGTGACTTCAGCACCACCCTTGTAGGTCTTCTTGGCCATCTTGAGGATGTCACCGAACTTCTTTCCCTTGTGCGACTTCATCGTCTTCTTAACATGCGCTAACCACTTATTTGCCATTTTATTAAGAGGTGAAGAAGTTATTGTAAACCGGCTGGCTTTTCAACGAACCCCTTGGATGACTTCATGCTGTCAAATAAAAGCCATTGACATCCATTTGCAGACGCTAGGCGAGGATCTAGAATCTCCTTTCCAAACGTAGCATCTGGAACTACAATCGTAATAGCATTTCTGTTATATTCAATGAGTTCATATTCATCTCGCGGATGCATTGCTTGTGCATACAAGATACGACGCAACTTCGATTCAGACCAAGATAGATTGATTAGTTCTCCTAACTCAGATCCCTGAACATTGTCAGAAACAATGATCAGTCTGTTTTTGAGATCATCTAAAGACGTAGAAGGTTCAACTCCTTTAACCAAATGACGACGAACTGTAGTCTTTATAGATTCAGCAGCTTGATTTAGAGTAACATTATTGACTGAATGAGGAACAATGGATAGAATGAATGGTTCTTCTGTAGTTTCCCAAGCTTGAATTAATTCAACACAAACTGACTCAAATGTCCAGTAATCATATGCATAATCATATCCAAGTTTCAAAGGCTTTTTAGCTACAATTGGCTTTCCATTCTCATCTGCATAGAGGTGAACCTCTAGGAGACGACGACCGCTTGCAATGACATCCTTAACTTCTTCGTAGACACCACCTGTTGCATAGTAGTCGCATAGACGCTTTCGTTCTACAATTTCAGGAACTTCAGGAACAGTTGCGTCATGCCAAATTGTATATCCAAGAATTCCTATAAGTCCAAGTCCGATGGCTAGTTCCATTACTTCTTACCCGTTTCTATTTTTGGAACTCTGAACAAGAGTTGTCGAAATCCATTAATCACATCGTCTGGAATACGGCTTTCCATAGGCTGTTCCATCAAACAAGCTCGGTGGAAATACAAGCAATACATTCCACATTCAGAGTCTTTGAATTGATGCCTGGTTGCATTAAAGGTCATTTTCATTGGATTTGCATGTTTCTTGGTTGCGTCCCATTGCTCTTTCCAACGTTTCATAAGTCTCTTGATCTCCTTCTCTGGAGCATGAGCATATGAATCAAAATACGTTATGCGAGGATATTCAAGCTCTTCACGAATATCACAAAATAAAGCAATCCAATGTTCGCCAGGTCCATCATGAGGATCGGTATTGAAGATAATTCCAATCTGATCGTATTTTGTGGAGAGTTCTGTTAGTTTCATTTCGCAAAGTGCACTCACAAGACACTGTCCTGTCTCAGACTTCAGGTCAAAGTCAATTGGAATGCAACCTACAAAGTAATATTTAGGAAAGAGTTCCATATAGTTCTTTTCCACATGATCAATATCATCTGAGGAAAGCCATTCATATCGATTCACTGTCCATTGTTTAGGAGCTTTGGGTCTTTGCATCAGCGATGAAACTATACACTCTGCAGCTCCTGTAGAACATTGGTCTTGCAGACGATGTTGAATATTAGTCCACATTTCTTCAGGGGTTCCCTTTGGAACTGGGGATTCCTTAGGATGCTCTTTATTATACACTGTTCGGAGTCGTTCAATTTCTTCGTCATCTAGCCAAGACATCCCTTGTTTAAAACGGATACTAAATCATTCAAGTAATAAACAGCATACCATGGAAGCCCTTAAACCCATTCTCTCGGAATATGCTGAAATTACCCGTAAGCTCAATGAAGTAAATACTCGTGCCTCTCAACTTCGTGATGAACGCCGAACCGTTGAACTAGACTTAGCTGCATTATATGCTACATCTCGTGATGCCTTACCCGACAAGATTAGTCTTGCAACATCGGGTATGACATTTGCTGTTAAATATCCAAATCAGTGGAAGAAAGGCTGGACGCTTTCCAAGAAGGAATTGAAAGCGTATTTAGATGAATTAGTTCCTCAAAAAAGTGAAGAGTTGATGAAGGAAATTGTTAGTCGTCAAGAGGAGAAGATGGTGGAAACTGATTACGGTTTTGAGCTTAAAGTTATTGCAAAGCGGGATTGAGTTTCGTCCTTAAGACTTTCTTCAATCTCCATTAGAGTCTGCTGAATCTCTGCGAGTTGTTGTTTAGCTTGATCCAAATTTTGATGGGGAAGGAACCCTTTTTGGATACGCGAAATCGTGCACACCAACGAACCATTCGTGCTCAAGAGACGGGTAGCCAAAGTATGCAAAGGCTTCACCATCAACGTGATATGATACTCAACAACACAATATTTTTAAATGCCATCGTCTTCGCGCTGAAGAAAGTAGGCGTGAAGTTTCTCAGACATTCCACGAATACTGAACTCCAATACACCATGCCAGTTAGGTCGCATAATAGTTCTCACATCTCGGATTCCATCTAGTATTGCGTGGCGATCTACGTATCTGCGATTCACATGAGTTCCATGCCATAAGTGATAGACTGAACCTGAGATACATGAGATACGAGGTTTTGGAAGACTGGAGAACTCTTTGAAAGCAGGAACTAGAGCAGGTTTGAGATACGTTGCTGGAAACTTGACATCTAACCATGCGGCTGCTGAAAGTGTATCTCCACTTCCTGTAATTCCATATTCAAAGAATCCTACTTTGCGAAACCATTTGCGACGGAATGCCCACGCAAATCCTGGATGAAACTTATGATCGAAGGTTTTGCTACGATTCATGTACAAGACTGACTCTCGTTCTTGCATGATTTTTGTATACGTGATGTCCATCCACACTGCAGATGTAAAGGGTTGAACCACATCATTTTTGTTCAAGGCATCTGAGACTTCACAATACCAGTGAGGATTGCCAAAGATGATATCGGCATCCAAGAATAATACTTTAGAAAACCACCAAGGAATCTTGGATTCAAGAATGGTACAGAGGTTCTCCTTGTGGAAGAGGATGGATTTACTCCAGACATGAAAGGCATCTGCAATTTCAGGTTCTTGCTTATCAAACACCAACTCCAAAGTGTAATATGGAATACCTGCAAGTTTAAGTTTTTCAATCGTGTAGAAGTAGTTCATCACCATACGTTTGGACTTTGCAGGATTGAAGAAGACTAACCCAATAGCCATATCCTTTTTCCATGGAGTATTATACCGAATGTTTGAGACTTCAATGAGTTTAGCAGGTTCTTGTTTAGGTAAAGGATCTGGTTCTTCAGTATAAGCCATAGACTGAGCGCTTCCCATTGTGTAGAAAAACGGATAAAAGATTGGATAGAAACTACAAGCCATAATGACAGATGTCTATTCACCTTACAATGCCCGTAACCGATTCTTCACAGAGAAGGACATCCATCGTATCTTACATCGCCATGGTCTTCCTCATTATCGCGTCTCAAATCCAAGAGTCTTTCAAACCTCAATGGTTCATACAACCTATGTCAAGCGATCTGAATACACTACACCCGATGGACGACCGGCGTCTCTTGCTC